CGCATCCGCCGTAGTGTTCGCCATATTCTCAGATAACTTCCGCTACGCAATCTGCGTTAACGATGAGGAGAGTGGTAATAAAGCCTACTATGGGCGCGACATATCTAACACGTTCAACAATGTTTATTATGCGAAGAACCACTACTCGTTAAAACCGAACACCAAGACCGGCGGGGCTAAATCTAAATTCCCAGCGTTGTTTGAGCGAATCAAAAAGTTCATAGATCCCAACGGTAAAGCTAAGATTAAATACATTGAAATATCTTCTGCTCCGGGCGACCTTATCGAGCACATCGCGAAAAGCGGGAATGATACAACTGCTTTCCACTATGAGAATGGCGTACCGATGGATTCTAAGAAGAAGATCACCACCGTCAATTGGAATGACGTCAACAAACTCCCCGAGTTGATAAATAAACATCGCGCCAACGACACATGCGTCATAAGTGACGCAGCCCGCGAATACAACTCCGAGCGCGTCATCAACGATATAGCGAAGCAACTAATTAAGTTGTGTAGAAGTGGTCAAATAATACCATTTGTGGTGGTCAAGACATTTGCAAACTGCGACAAAGTCATCGAGCTAGCACAATGGTACGATTGCATTGAGAGGTATTACACCGGAGTGGGCACTGAGTGTTATTTTATGCTCAAAGGCCCGCGCACGTCACCAGGTGAATACCCGCATCATCTACGCGTCGAAGAAACTGAACACACATTCCGCATCAACATACAAGACGTCACTGACTTCGCAACCGATTTCTGCTCCGGCATTGTTAAAAAGATACTTGCCTCCGAATCTAGAAAAATAACATCTGCTGAAGACGTTGGCGATGAAATCTTGACAGGCCGAAACGATGATGATATTGTTGATGGTAAGACTACTGAAGAGGCGCAAGTCACATGGGCGGAGTTGCTTAACTCAATTAATGACATCATCAATAAAACCTTTTTCAATGATAAAGGTAATATCTCCGCCACATTCACCGCCATCACCGGATACGCATCTGCGTCTAAAACTACGCGTGCCGTTGCCCGCTATCCGGAAGCATTGTTTTGCGCGCCAACCAACACTTTGATGCACGAACACCAGCGTCGCGGTGTTGCATCATGCACACAACACCAGCTCTTGTTGCGACTTTTAAATAGCGGATTTGATTATAATCACGTCGTCATCGATGAGTGCTCACAATTCGTTGTTGAGTACATCGCTTTGGTCAAACTCATAAGACCGTCAATTAACATCACCATTATTGGTGACGTGTTGCAGACACCGTTCGTCAACTATGCCACCAAGACACAGTACACAAAGTTCACTGACATTGGTGTCACAAACAACCTAGTGACGATCTACACGGTCCCACAAGACGTGGCCCAATTTCTTCGCGATAAATTTGACTACCCAGTGATCAGTAAATCGGACGTCACAAACTCCGTGTTCGATTTTACCGGTGATATTAACACCCTTAAGAAACACCAGTTCATTTGTTTTAACAATGAAACGTGCAAGAGACTCATCAAGAAGGGTTTTAAGGCCAACACCATAACAACTTTCACTGGTAGCCGTGCCCACACGATTGTCTTCTATTTCGACGACCACGCAATGAAGAGCAAAATACTAGCAAGATCAGAGTTCATATACGTCGGGACCACCAGACACACCAACGCCCTTCTTATTGTTGGTGAAGAAAAATCAGCGCTCATTAAGTACCTTAACATCGACACCACGCTCATCGATCAATATTCAGAAAAGGCTGGCACACCCTTAATCAGCGTTGACTGCAAAACTACTGACGATATCGATCCTGC